CGTGGCCTGGTACGGCTGGCCGCTGACCGGTGTGCACACGACAGGCGCCCCCAGCAGCAGGCCGTCGGCGCCGGTGAACTGCATCCGGCCGCTGGTCTCGCCCTTGAAGTCGAGCGGCTCGCTCGTGGTGATGACGCTGCCCGCGATGCCGAGCACCTCGCCGGCCTGCAGCCCGTCGTCGCCGGCGAAGTCGTTCGGGTCGATCCAGCGGACCAGGCTGCCGGGCCCGAGCTGCTGCGCGTCGCCGAGCGCGGTGTCGGTGACGCTGGTGCGCTGGTACAGCAGCTTCCGGGCCTCGAGCTGCGCGCGGTTCAGGGCCTGCGAGGCTGTCGTGCACGCCGGGAGCGGCACCTTCAGCGGGTTGCCGACGACGCCGACCACCGGGGCGCCACTGCTGATGTTGATGCGCACGTAGGCCTTCTTCGACCCGCTGGCCTCGTCGACGTACTCGACCTCGACGCCGTCGAAGCTGCCGGGCAAGTGGAAGCTCTCGCTCACGACGCTGTCAGCGCCGCCGGCCAGGTTGCGGTAGTCGAGCTGCAGCTCGGGCGTCGTGCGCGCCTGGTCGCGCGTCACCGTCCACTTCGTGCCGTCGCGCCAGAACAGGCAGCGGGCGTGGTTCGCCATGAGTTGCATGCGCTCCTCGAGGCTGACCGTCGCGTCATCCAGGCTGCCGTCGAAGCGCAGCAGCGCGCTCGTCTCGCCGAGCGCCGTGTTGATCGCCGCTAGCGCCGCGGTGTCGAGCTCGCTGATCGGCTGGCCGCTGATCGTCCAGAGGTGGGCCATGGCGCGGGCAAAGTTCCGGCTGTAGCCCAGCACGTCGGTGGACAGCCCGCGCACGGCTCGCTCGAACACACAGTTGAACTTTCGTTCGCGCACGCTGGTCGCCGACGGCGTCGCCTTCGTGGTCACGCGGATGATCGTCACGCCCGGGAAGCTCTTGGTGGCGAAGTAGCGCACGCCGTACAGCGTCTCGAGCTTCGCCACGTCGGCGCCGTTGCCCAGGTCGGCGGTCAGCCGCCGGAAGGTGATGCGGTAGCGGCCGAGACCGGCGGACGGCGTGACCTTCGTCGTAAAGGCGTGCGTGTCCAGGCTGTTGCCGGTGTAGGTCGTCGTCGTCGTGCCCGAGGTGCCGCCGATCGGCACGTCGTTGCTGTCGACCTGCACCCACGAAGCCTGCACCTGCACAGAGCCGACCAGGCCGCGCAGAAAGACCACGTTCCACCACAGCCGATCCGCGTCGGCGCTCAGCGTGAACGGGCCGACATCGTTGGAGCTGGTGGCCGCCGCGTAGATCGTGGCCGTGACGGTGGTCGTGTGGCCCCCTGGCTCGCCGCCGCCGAAGACGTAGCCCGTCGTCAGGAAGGTGAAGGTCACGTCGCTGCCGGTCACGACGAACGAGACGACCGTGCTGGTCAGGTCGTGCGTGTCGCCGTAGTCGACGCCGGGCCCGGGGTGGACCCATGAGAACGTGACCCGGCACGAGCCGGAAGGCGCCAGGCCTTTCAGCGTGGCCCACTGCGCGCCGTCGGTGAAAGTCAGCGTGAACTGCGAGGTGTTGTTGAAGAACAGCGTCGCCGGGGTGATAAGTGCATCGGCGCTCGTGGCCAGCGTGAGTTCCTGGCCGTTGACGTTCGGAGACCGCGAGGTCTCGTAGACCGGGCCGACGACCGTCTGCAGCGCCTCGGGGTAACTGCCCGGCACGCCAGGCGCAGGCGGGCCGACGAAGTCCGGCGCCCAGACCTGATAGCTTGCGCCGACGATGTCCGACAGGGGCGTGTCGCCCGACTTGACCTCCGTCACCCGGCCCTCGCCGCGGCTGATGCACATCAGCTCGGTGACGACCTTCTCGCCGTCGATGTACTCCTCGTAGCTCGGCTGGATCAGGTCAGGGAACACCAGGCGCCGCCCGTACACGTCGGGGATCCTTTGGTAGGCGCGCGCCACGTTCGTCTGCCCGGTCAGCCGGTTGTTCGGGCTGTCGGTGGCCGTGGGCGTCTCGGGCAGCTTCGGGATCAGCGCGAAGGACGCCACGGCCAGCAGCGCGCCGGCGATCAGCACCCAGGCCGGGACCGGGCCGGCGGGCCGGTGCACGACGACGACCGTGTCGCCGCACTGCGGGGGCGCGTCCAGGCGCTCGTCGGTGAGCGGGTCGATGCGCTCGCAGTTGATGAGCACCTCGCACTCGGCGCCGCCGCCGGGCATCAGGCGTTCGATCTGGTGCTGCAGCGGCTCGGTGCCGTTCAGCTGATGAGCCTCGCGGCCGAGCATGCCGGCCGGGTCGCGCAGGACGATGAGCGTGGCGGTCATGGGGCGACGGCTTTCGCGGTGGGTTCGTAGAAGCGCAGGTCGGGGTACAGCCGGGCCATCGCCGCCAGCCGGGTGATGCGCGGGCCGCCGGCGCTGCCGGGGCTGGGCGCCTCGGTGTGCAGCAGGTCGCCGCCGGGCAGCAGCACGCCGCAGTGGCGCGGCAGGCCGACATCCCAAGCCATGAAGCCGCAGGCGCCGGGCAGCGGGCCGCACTCTCGCCAGGCCGGCGCCAGAGCCGCGAAGCCGTCGGCCATGCCGCTGCACGTGGCCGGCTCGGGCACCAGCTCGACACCGACGACCTCACGCCAGTAGAGGACGATCAGGCCGAAACAATCTGCCGCCTGCCAGTCCGACCGCCAGCGCACGTAGCGCGGGCCGTCGATGCCCATGCAGCGCTCGACGAACGCGGCGGGGGTCATCAGACAAGCTCCAATCCCGTGAACACCTCGGGCAGGTACACCGGCGCGCGGGCCGTGCGGCGCAGCCGGTCGAGCGTGGCCGTGACCTGCACCGTCGAGCCGTTGAAGCTGACGCCGCCATTGTCGTCGGCGTACAGCGTCCACGAGCGCTTCGGCGCGTCGGTGTCCTGCAGCCACACGGCATAGGTCACCGTCACCGGCACACGCGAGGCGGCCGCGCGGATCAGGCGCAGCTGGGTCTTGAAGGTGCGGCCGACCTGCTGGCGCGCGAAGCTGACCACGAGCTTCGGCTGCTCGCCCGGCGCCGGCACCGGCGGCCGAATTTCCATGGCGACCGGCGTGTAGCTCTGGCCGCCCAGCGTGACCGCCGCGAACTCGTTGCGCACCAGGCGCACCGGCGCGCTGAACTCGGCGTGGCTGAAGACGATGGTCTCGAAGCGGGCCTCGACCGGCTTCGTGGCCCAGAAGGCGCGCTCGGTGATCGGCATGTCAGTCGGTCGTGCCGCTCCAGTAGTTGCCGGCGCGCGTGATCGTTCCCGAGCCCGTCGTGATGCCGCCGAGCGTGCCGCGCGTGGTGTTGTTGCGCGCGATCAGCAGGCCGCCGGCGGTGCTCTGGTTCTCAAGCGCGAAGTAGCTCGCGCCGCCGCTCATGGCGCACACGTTGGCGAAGGCGTTCACGATCGAGCCCGACGGCACCGACCCGGCCACCTTCATGAAGCCGCCGAAGGTCTCGCCCTCGGTGTTCGTCATCGTGAACACGCCGACCGAGCCGCTGTCGATCTCGCACACCACACCGCCCGCGCCGTTCTTCCGGTAGCGGGTGCCGTTGACCTTCTGGCAGTTGTAGAAGATGCGCGCGAAGCCTTCGAGCGTGCCGCCCTCGACCATGCGGCAGTTGAAGGCCACGTTGAAGATGTCGCCGTAGGCCGTGGGGTTCACCAGCTTCTGGAAGCCGCTGAAGCCGGCCGCGCTGGTGGCGCCGCCGCCCTGGCAGATAGCCACGTCGTCGGTGCTCGTGTTGCCGCTGCTGTCGCTGAAGTAGGCCGCGCCGAAGGTGCCCTCGACGCAGCGCACGATGGCCGATGCCACGTCCGGGTCGACGCCGACAGAGCCCTCGGCCACCCACACAGCCTTCGGCCCGGTGACGGCGTCGTCGCTGCGAATCCAGCGAATGCGGTTACCCCGGCTGCGGTTGTTGTAGCAGAGGTTCGATGCGTCGCCGCTGTTGCCGATGCGCAGCACGTCGTACATGGCCGCGGCGTCCTCGATGTCGTTGTCGAAGTAGTCGCAGTCGTAGGTGGCGGCCGTCGCGCCGATCGCGCTGCCGTCGTTCAGCGGGAACACGCTCACGAAGGTGGCGTGGTGCACGCCGTCGATGCTCGGCAGGCCCTTGATAACGTTGTTGTGGATCTGGACCTTGCGCACGATGCCGCGCACGCCGAAGACCGCGATCACCTCGTCGCTGGTCATGTGGCGCATCCGGTTGTGGTGCACCGTGATGTTCTCGCTGGCAAAGGCCTCGGCCTGGCCGACCGTGCCGCCTCGCAGGTTGCGCACCCACATGCAGGCGCCGCCGTCGGGGCCGATGCGCCCGAGGTTGCCGTAGGCCCCGGTCGTGTTGTCGAAGTCGTTGTCGTAGACCTCGACATTGCGGTTCGTGCAGTACAGGTCGAGCAGACTGCCGACCGGGACGGCCTTGTCGCTGACGACGTTGCGGTTCGCCACGAGGCGCAGGCCGGTGAACAGGCCGCGCTTGATGCCCAGCATGCCGATCATGGCGTTGCTCACCGTGGGCGTGAGGTTCAGCTCAAAGTCGCGGAACACCACTTCGTCGGCAGTGGCCAGGTTGAATCCCTGGTCGACGTTCTGGTTCGTGATGATGAACTCGCTGGCGAAGGTCGGCGAGTAGTCGAAGGGGGTGATCGGCTCGAGCTTCGACCGGCCGCGCACGCCCTTGATCTTGTTCGTCTTGAAGGCGGTCTGGAAGCGCACCGTCCAGGGCGGCAGGTTCAGGAAGAAGCCCCGCGTGTTGGCCTCGGTGACGGCGGACAGCAGCTCGGTCGTGACATTCGCGCCGCCCTCGCCGGCCGTGAACACGACCTCGCCCAGGTACGGGCTGACGAAGAAGCCCGAGGCCGATGGCGGTGGCGGCGGTGGGGGCGGGGGCGGTGCCGGCACGATCAGCGCGCCGGTGCCCGTGCGCGAGACGATGCTCGCGCTGTAGCGCCACAGCGGGCCGTCGCGCTGCCGGTCGAGCAGGCCTTCGGGCAGGAAGTTGCCGGTGATCTCGCGCAGGCCTGTCTCGGTGCGCAGCGGGATGGTGAACTCCAGGGTGCCGCGCTCGAGCGTTACCTCGACCCAGTTGATGAGCACCGCGGCGTCGGCCTCGCTGAGCAGCCACTCGACCGCGAAGACCGTCGGCGTGTCGGTGCCCGTGGGCTCGACGTAGGGCGTGCCGCGGCGCGGGCTGGCCATGCCGAAGGCGGCGCTCTTGCTGGTGCGCTTGGTGGCCAGCACGGTCGGCAGGCCGACGGGGTATGCGATGGGCACGGCTAGAACCTCCCTCGGACGTTGCTGCTGCCGCTGAGGGCATTCCAGGCCTCGCCGCTGTTCTCGCGGAACTGGCCCGAGATCTCGGCCACGGCCAGGCGCACGATGCGGCGCTCGTTGTCGACGCCGGCCGGGCGGATGTCCAGGCCGGCGGGCAGCTTCTCGACGATCAGGGTCCAACCCCCGGAGCCGCCGCCCACCTCGTCAGCTGGCACGACCTGGCCGCTCGACGTGGGCAGCATGTATTGCCGGCCGCCGCTGCCGACGAACATCTCCGGCGCCCCGGTCTCGTTGACGCGGTACATGCTGCCGGCCGACACCGGGCCGCCGTACTGCCGCGCGCCGGCCAGGGGCGCCGATGCCACGGCAGGTGAGCCAATGGCGGCCGCCTGCGCGGCGGCGGCAGCGGCGGCCGCAGGCGCCAGGCCTGGGCCGATGACGGGAATCGCAGCCGTTGCCGCGAATGCGTTTTGTGCGGCCATCGCCGACATGCCGGCCACCTGCGCGCCCACGCTGGCGGCATAGGCCGCGCCGTTCGCTGCGCCGCGCGCCTTGTCGGCCGCGGCCAGGGTGTCCGTGAGAAGGGCGTTCTTCACCTGCTGCACGCCGAACTGCACTAGTGCGCCGACCGCTTCGTTCAGCACCGTCTGCCCCAGCGCGCGCATGGCGTCGGCGGCAGTGGTGGTGCCCTGCAGCAGGCCGACGATGGCGCTCGTCGCGGTGCCCTTCAGCGCGTTGAGGGAGTCGACGAGGAAGGCCTGCGCCTCGCCCTGAGTGCGGAACGACTGTTCGGCCAGTGCCAGGCGCTGTGCCTCGTACTCGCGGGTGATCTGCGTGCGTGCGGCCTGGGCCTGCTGCGTGGCGTCGATGCCGGCCTGCGCCATCATCAGCTCGTACTCGCGCACGATGCCGAGCTTCGCCGCGTACTCGTCGCGCAGGGCCGCCACGGGGTTCACGGCCCGGGTCAGTGATGCGGCGTACTCGATGGCGGCTCGGCGCGCGTCGGCCTGGCGCTTGAGCTCGGCCTCTTCGTCCTTCGCCTGCTTCGCACGTTGGTCGGCCGCCTCTTCCGAGGCCTTCATCTCGCGCTGCAGCCATTCGTCGAGCAGGGCGACGCGGTCGTTCAGGTAACGCTGCTGGATGGCCAGGCGCGCCTTCGCATAGGTCTCGGCGTTCGCCTTGTCCTTCTGGGCGCGGGCGTCGTTGTCCGCGAGGGCCTTGTCCTCTTCGGCGTCGATCTTCGCCAGGCCTTGCTTCGTGTCGGCCTGCAGCCCCAGCAGGTATTCCTGGGCGGCCATGCGGCGCTGCTGAAACTGCTCGCGCTCGCGTGCCGCCTTCGGGTCCGGCTTGCCGCCTGGTGCCTTCAGCGTGCTGCCGGTGCCGCCGCGTGCGCGGCGGTCCATGGGGTCGCTGCCGTCCGTGCCAGTGTCGAGCGCCGCCCAGCGCTGCCGCATGTTGGATCCGATGTAGGGGCGCTCGGCCAGCTGCTGCATGTCGGCCCGCATATCGCTCACGATGCTGCCCACCCGACTTGCGCCGCTCAGGCCGCTGGCGAACTCGGTCACGGCGGCGGCGACCCCGCCGATGCCGCGGCCCATGATCTGGACGTACCGCACGACGAAGTCGGCAGCGTCGGCCACGTAGCTGAAGGCGGTCGCGGTGGCGCGTGCCCACGTCTGCACGGTGTTGGATCGGCCGAGGCGGTCCGACTCGGTGGTGACGTTCAGCAGGCTCGTGGCCAGTGCGTCGAAGGCCTCTCCCGCGCCGGTGGCGGCGCCGGTCATCGCGGCGCTCGTGCCGGTCAGCGTGTCGCCGGCTTCAGCGGCGCGGCGCAGCTGGTCGAGCAGTGCACCCATGGCGGCGTCGAGCGTGCGGGGCAGCTTCTTGAAATCGGCTTCGATCTGCCCGGCCGCCTTGCCCAGCGCCGTGGTGACGACATCGGCCGTGAGCTTGCCTTCTTCGCCGAGTTTCTTCAGCGCCCCGACAGGCACGCCGATGCCGTCCGCCAGCTGCCGCATGAGATACGGCGCGTTTTCCAGCAGGCTGCGGAGCTCGTCACCTTGCAGCGCACCGGACCCCAGGGCCTGCCCGAACTGTGTCATCGCACTGCCGGCCTCGGCGGCACTGGCGCCGCTCACCTTGATGGCCATGCCCAGCAGGTCGGTGATGCGCAGCGTGTCTTGCTGCGTGCCGCCCATCTGCATGATCGAGCTGTTCAGGCGGGTGAACACCTGCACGCTGTCGGCGAGCGCGGTCTGCGTGCGCACGCTGATGCGCGCCAGCGCGTTCATCGCCTCGGCGCCGCGCTCGATGCTGCCGGCGGCCACCTCGACCCGGGCCGACAGCAGGCGCATGTCGTCGGCGACCTGCGCCATCTTGATGAGGGCCAGCGCGGCGGCCAGGGCCTTGACCGCCAGCGCCACGGCGCCCATGCGGAACTCGACGCCGCGGAGCGCGCTGTCGGCCTGGCGGCTCTCGCGCACCATCTTCGAGGTGTCGAGGTCTACCTCGTAGAACACCCCACCTACGTTGAGACCACCCGGGCTATTCACCGCGCCGCTCCTTCAGCCGCTTCATCGCCGCCTCGTACTCGGCCCGGGTGGGCACGTTCTTGCCCTTCGCGGCGCCTTCCTGCGGCGGGAACTTCACGGCCATGAGCTGCTGCAGCTCGGTCATCGACAGCGCCGCCGCCTCGTCGTGCGACATGCCCAGGTGCACGCGCCCGAGGGCGATGAACTGCGAGGCGTCGAAGCGGTTGCTGTAGCTGCCGCCGTCGCTGGCCGCGGCCGGGTCAGGCTTGCCGCAGACGCCGTGCCGCATCAGGTGCCGGGCCAGGATCAGCTGCTCACTGGCCGGCATCTCGCCGCCGTGCTCGCCGTTGTCGTCGTCGAGCCAGCCGATCAGCTCGCTGGCGTCGTCCTGGTCGCACAGCACCGCCAGCACCTCGCGCGCCACGCGGGCAGCACGCGGGCCGTGCAGCGCCGCGTACACCTCGACGACGCCCTCCGGCGTGCCCAGCTCAGCGACGCGGCCGATGCTGGGCGTGAAGGTCCACTCGCGCCCGTCAGGCAGCTGCGCGCGGACGAAGCCGTGCTCGACCAGCATGCCCGGGCGCTGGCCGGCGTTCAGATGTTGAAGAGCTGCAGCGACGCGCCCAGCGCGCCGGTGAGCGTCACCACGCCCTGGCAGTAGTCGCTGATCGTCGACAGCACGACAGCCCGGGTCTCGCCGGCGGCCAGCGGGATGTTGAGGCCCGCCACGACACTGACCGAGCCGAGGCCAGGCTTCAGCACCGCGGTCACGCCGTCGCCGTCGATGTTCAGCGTCAGCGCACCCGCGGTGCCGTTGCGCACCACGAGCAGCTGCTTGAAGCGCGGGTCGAAGGTGATCGTGTCGCTGGCGGTCAGCGTGGTCGGCGTCGCCAGGAAGGGGCCGAGCGGGCGGGCGTTGATGGCGTTGATGGCAGGCATGTCGAGTGCTCCTGTTCAGTGCTGGCGGTCAGGCGGCCGTGTAGACAACGTTGCCGTTGCTCTGGGCGGTCAGGCTCCAGGTGCACTCGGAGTCGTACGGGTTGGCGCTTTCCCAGGTCGACACGATGAACGGGCCGACGTAGGCGCTGCCGTCCGGGAAGGTCAGGCGGAACCAAGCCTTGGGCTGATTGGCCGTGCCGGAGCCGGGGCTAACGACGTGGGCGTTCAGCACCTTCTGGTTGTAGGCGGCGTCGTCGTAGCTCACGCCGTCGCCGCTGAACTCCACGCTCTTGAAGGTCACCAGCGACGTGCGCGTGAAACCGGGGCTCTGGTCGGCGGTCGTGTCGGCCGTGTCCCAGCTGGTGCTGATGCCCTTCGCGCGCATCATGCCGAGCCGCAGCCAGGACAGGGAGCCGACGGCGGCGAGCTCGTCAGCGATGGCGAACTCGGCGATGACGTCGCGGCCGGTGAATGCGGGCATGGTCTCTCTCCTCTGCGGTCAGACAGGTGCGGTTTCGGTGATCGCCGCGATGGCGACCGAAGAAAGGGGCCGCCCTTCGGCGGTGGTGGTGAAGCTGGGCTCGCTCGGGGCCAGGAACACAAGGCCGTCGACGGGCTCGCGCATGCGCTGGATGGCCGCTTCGACGAGGGCCGCGGTCTGCGTGGCGTCGCCGTCCTTCAGGCCCATGAGGTCGAGCGTGAACTGCGGCCGGCGCACGCGATCGCCGCTGCTGCCGCCGGCCGGGCGGATCACCGCGTAGCGCAGCATCGGGTCAGGTGCGCCGGCCACGCGGCCGAACGACAGCACGACGCCGGGCAGCACCGGGCGAATGGCGTCGGCGATGCGGCCGGCGATCACGCTCACAGCCGCATCCCCCGGCGCAGCGCCTGCTCGACCAGCGGCTTGGCCTGCTCGGCGCCCTTGCGCAGAAACTCGGGCTCACCGCTCGGGCCCCAGACGACGCCCTTGCCGCTCGGGCGCGGCGTGTTCGTGCCGAGCATCGTGCCGGGCGCCTCGTGCACCGCGGCAGCGTATTCGGCCGTGTAGCCGATGCGGCCGGTCACGCGGGTGCCCTGCTGCTGCACGTCGCGGTACTGCGAGTTGATGAGGTTCGAGGTCTCGCGCGGCGTCATGCCCGCGGCCTCGCTGCCGATCGGGATCAGCATCGTCAGCACCGTGCGCTGGGCGCGGGCCTGCGTCGCCGTCAGAAACTGCGGCATGCGGTTGACCACGCGGACACGGTTGCGATCCATGCCGGGCATGCTAGGAACAGGCCGCCGCGGGCCTGCCTGCCGTCAGGTGGCGATGCGGAAGTCCGGGTCGCCCTCGGCGCGGAACGTGTCGGCGAACTTGCCGATGGCGCGCACCTCCTCGGCACCGGCCGCGAAAGGATCGGCCACGCTCGACGAGCCGATCTTCACCATGTCGCCCTGCTTGATGCCCGGCAGCGACGTGTAGATCAGCAGCTTCGAGGTGAACTCCTCGCCGCTGGCCGACCGCATGCGCACGTCGTCCTCGGCGTAGTCGCAGAGGAACAGCGCCGGGGCGCCGTGC